ACGAATTACGGCAAATGAAATAAGAGATGATGAATTCTTTGCCTTAATTTATAAAGCAGATATTAATGATGATATTACGTCAGAAGAGACTTGGAAGAAAGCTAATCCAAGTTATGGTGAGATTATTCAACCAGATGAAATGCGTGCAAGAGCCCAAGAAGCAATAAATGACCAGTCACAATTAAATGTTTTTCTTCGTTATCGCTTAAATATCCGTGCTAGCGATTATACAAGATGGATTTCTAAAGCGGATTGGGATCGATGTTCACATCCTGAATTTCCACCCCCACAAGAACATGAAGAATGTTATGCTGGTATAGATTTATCAGGCACAACAGATATGTGTGGCTATGTATTGTTTTTCCCAAAAACTCTCACAATGATTCCTAAAATGTGGTGTCCCCTTCGTTGTGTAAAGGAACGAATTGCTCTTAAACGAACCCGCTATGATTATTGGGGTAACCAAGGATTAGTTACAGTTGTTGAGGGGGATTATATTGATCATCTTCATGTTAGAAAGCAATTTGATGAAGATGCAAAAAAGTATAGTATTCGTCGTGTTGGAATAGATCCATGGAATGCAACACAATTTGCTGTGGAACTTATCAAAGAAGGATATAAAGTTGAGAAATTTATTCAAGGTTATAAGTCATTCAATCAACCAATGAAACAACTCGAAGCCTGGATTAAAGCGGGCGAATTTAACCATAGAGGCAATCCTCTTGCTGGATGGATGGCTGGGAATGTAGTTGTGGAACATGACGTCAATAAAAATGTTCGCCCATCAAAGAAGAAGTCAGAAGAAGCAACCGAAATTATTATATGTGTTGTTATGGCCATAGGTCTCTATTTAGTTGATCTTAGTCTACGGTCTATATACCAACAACGAGGTATAATTGGAGCGAATAAATGAAATTAAAAATTGATTAAACCCCACATTATGCTTCTTATTAAAAAGTAAACTATGGAGGACATGATTTGCAAATGATGCCTATTCAGGTCATGGTTCCAGTTGTTCTTCGCGCGGGTTATGACTTAAACACTAATTCCCCGCAAAATAATGTTATTCCTGCAACTAGTCTTAGTGGAACATATTCCGGAGGCAATGTAAACCTTTCTTGGGGTTCTGGAACTCCATATATTCCTAATACAAGTATTCCATCAGCTCTTTTAACTACTGTTTCAGCTTCTGTACCTAACCTTTCCTGGGCTTCTTAATGACTCAGCAAAATCATATTGAACGTAGAATTGCTGAATCACATGGAACCGGTGTTACAGAGACCGATGTTCCAGACTCGGGTATTGTTTCTGCTGTGTTAGCTCCTTCTGCATTAAGAACAACTACTTATACAGGAACCGGTCTTGATTTTGGATTTGATAATGGTTTATGTATTGCAACATTATTGCTTGGGGCTATAACTGGTACTGGTGCAACTTTAGCCGGCAAAATTCAAGAAAGTACTAATAATTCATCTTGGACTGATGTATCTGGTGGAGGTTTTTCTAATGTCACCAGTGCAAATGCAAATACGGCAATAGTTATTTCTTTTAACCGGACTAAACAATATCTCAGATTTCTCGGAACTATTACAGGTACATCTCCAAACATCAATTTCTCTGTGCATCTTCAAAAAGCTCTTGAAACTTATGCTGAAATTGGTACGTCATTAACTTCAGCTTATACCGATTCTGGGACTACATTAGGAACAGTTTATCAGTATAGAGTACGAAATGAAAATGCAGGGGGTCAATTTAGTGATTATTGCACACCAATATATTCTTGGGCACAAAATCCTCCAGTTCTAACTAATCCTGATTGGTTATTAACTGCTGCAGATATCCAATTTCCAGCCCTAACTGGAGCAACCGGGTATACAGTTAATAGGTCAACTAATAATGGAGCATTTTCAGATATTTCTGGATCAGTAACAGTTGTAACAGGAGGCGGAACATCTTCATTTACTGATACTGGACCCCTTGATCCTTTGTCTTCTTATCAATATAAAGTTCAAGCAAAAGCTAATCATAGTACAACCACTGATTGGAGTACTACATTTAATTATCCAGCTCGTCGAGTCACATTTGATGCTTCGGCAAGTTCTGGATATAGTGCTTCATCTTCTACTATTTCCTTTAACCACATATGTTCAGGAAGCAATGGATTACTTATTGTTGATATTGGTAGATTTACTCCAGGCGCAGTTACAATTACCAGTGTTAAATATAATGGCGTAAGTATGACTTCTGCTGTGTCTACAAATGATTCAAGCAAAGTTACATATGCTGATTCATATGTATTAGCAGCTCCTGCTGTTGGGACCCATTCTGTTGATATCGTATTTTCTGGGGCAGTAAATGCTATTGCATTAGCAACATCATATAATGGAGCTATTGTTTCTCAATTTGATGCAGTAAATCTTGCAAATGCTGTCAATTCTGGAGCTGCTGATGCAACAGTTACTGTTTCATCATATCAGAATTATGATGCAGTTCATTCAGTTGTAGTTTCTAATGCTCCAGCAGTAACTGATGGAGCTGGATATACTGGAATTAATAATGTGACATCAGTTTCTGGATCAGTAGCAAATGAATATAAACTTGATGTTGCAGCATCAACTCCAACAGTTTCATTTTCAGGTATTGGAGCAGGGAAAGCCTGGTCTATACTTGCTATGGCAATTGTTCCACTTGGAGGAACACAGGGTGGTGGTGGATGATTGATGTCCCTGGTGATCGCAATTTGAAGATGGAACTTCACCAAATCATTATATTGGGGTTAGATCAATTAGGTCAACCAATCAAAGTATTTAATAAATTTATTTCACTATGGTGCTCATTAGTACAATTTTCGAAATTACGTTCCGGAGAAACCCCAAATGCAAACCAAATTCAAGCAGTTGGATTATACATGTTGGAGTGTTTTTGGCCCGGACGAGATATTGATACTACGATGCGTTTTGTTTTTGGTCATCGTATTTTTAATATTGAGCATACTATGAAAAAAGATCGTGATGAAAGAGAAGTTGTGATGAACAAGGTCATGGAAGATGCAAATCCAAAGCCATTTATTTCGCATGGTTTCGGTTGGATAGCCCATTATTACACTGAACCCCTGGTATTTGTATGACCCAGTCAATCCCGACAGGACCACAACGAATTCAAAGTCTCAATGGATCAAGTGTTTCTGATCCTACTGACTATTCTTCATTAAATACTAAATTTAGTGGAGCATTTTTTGTGTGTGATTCTTCAGGATTTGCATCTGCATTAGCAATGAAATTGCAGGAACTACAGACTCTTGTTGGAGGATATTACGGCATTTCGATTCTATCAAATACTGTTACAATTAATCATCCAGTTAAAGTTGGAGGTGGATTAGGCGTATTTGGTACAGCTCCACCAGGTACACAACCAGTTGTAACTGCTCCAACAAATAGTTTAACCCCATTATATAATTGGGCTCTCGGAATTCAAGCAGCCTTAAAAGCTGTTGGCATAATCAGTGATGGATCATGATAACTAACGATCGTGGTGCATTCTTCTCACAACAGTTCTATGCTACTGAAGATAGCATAGATGAGCGCCCACCAGATTATGCTGATTTCTGGTTCGAAAAGTTACCACTACTCAATGCATCTGGCCTTAAGATCACTGAGTCCAATGCGATTCAAACTTCTGCGGTAATGTCGTGTGTTAAGATTCTGTCTGAGTCAGTCGCGATGTTACCACTTGAGTATTTTGAGGTTATTGAGGATAACTCAAATGACCCACAAGGGCAAGATGCTACCAATTTGGACGGTGTGGGTGACGATGATGATACAGTGCGCGTGGCTCGCCAAGATCATATCAATGACTTGGTAACTTTCGCTCCAAACCGATGGCAAACAGCATACGAATGGAAAGAAATGATGATGGCACACCTCGCTTTGCGAGGCAATGCCTACAATTTAATTATGCCGGGTCCAGAAGGGGCTGTTACTGAGCTTATCCCTAAGCATCCTGACCGCGTAACCCCTTTCTGGACGCTCACCGGTGAAAAAGCATATAAGTATACTAATGAAAAAGGTATTATGTCAGTGCTTCGCTATGATCAGGTCCTGCACATTCCTGGACTCTCTTTTGACGGTCTTTCCGGACTTGATCCGATTGATTATGCAGCACAACTCATTGGAATCAACCTTTCAAGTGATCAATATTCAGCCTCATTCCTTCGAAATCATGCTCAACCTGGCTTTGTATTGGAACATCCTGGTAACCTAGGTCCTTCTGGTATTACTAATCTTCGTCGATCAATGCGAGAGCATCATTCTTCGCCATTAAATGCTGGTAATCCATTAATTCTTGAAGAAGGTATGAAAGCCCATGAACTTGGAATGAAACATAGTGATGCTCAGTTTCTTGAATATTTGCAATTTGGTCTTCGGCAAATTGCTAGAATCTTCCGCATTCCACTTCATATGCTTTCTGATGTCGATCCATCACAATATAAGAATAATGAACAACAAACATTAGATTTTGTTGTCTTTACCTTGTGTGCTTGGTTAGTTCGTATTGAATCTGCACTAAATAAAGCATTAGTTGCTGATCCTCGTAAGAATTTCTTCCGTTTTAATGTTAATGCATTAACTCGTGGTGATCGGAAAACAAGAACAGAAGCTCAAGTATTACTGTTGCAAAATGGGTTGCGCAGTGTTAATGAGCTTCGCAAAGAGGACGGGTTGAACGGAATTGGTCCACAAGGTGATCAGTATATCACCTATCGGCGATCTTCGCCAATCAATGAACCAAACCGTAAAGACTCGACACTACAAGATGCCAATGCACGAACCAGAATTGACCTTGACACAGTCTACTCCGGTGGTGCCGGAGACACTGATATCGGGCTCGCGATTAATCGAACTCGATAAAAATGCTCGTCTCGGTTTAGCGATTCAACTTTTCCTTGGAGAACAATGGGCTCTTCAAGAAGAAAAGTTCAATCAGATTCTCGCTTTGGTTCAACACCGTCTTTTGGAAGCAAAACCTCGTCCAGATGAATTTCAAGCTCTCAGTGAATCCAAAACTCCTTTTTCAACTGGCAATATTGCTGTTATTCCTGTAAGTGGTGTACTATCTTATCGTGCTAATATGTTTTCAAATTCATCTGGAGGAACATCAATTGAAACACTCCAAAAAGTCTTCAAAAATGCCATTGAAGATCCAAGTATTTCGTCTATTGTTCTCAATATTGATTCTCCTGGTGGAAGTGTATCAGGTACTAAAGAATTTGCTGATGAAATTTACAAATCACGATCACAAAAGAAGACTTACGCTATTGCAAATCCAACAGCGGCTTCTGCAGCCTTCTGGATCGGTTCTGCCGCTAACAAGTTCTATGGTCTTGGAAGTGGTCAAGTTGGTTCAGTTGGTGTCTATTCGATTTATACCGAAAGCCAAATTGCTGATGAAAAATCTGGATATAAATATCACATTGTTAAAGCCGGAGAGTTCAAAGGTGAAGGTGCAGTCGGCGAGCCAATGACTGATTCAATGCGAAACCATATGCAACAGATTGTTGATGGTTACTATTCCGATTTTGTTAATTCACTTGCTCAATATCGCAATACTTCAGTAAAGCGTGTCAATTCTGACTTTGGTAAAGGTCGAATGATGCGATCAACTGATGCAGTTAATGCTGGAATGTTAGATGATGTTATGACATTAAATGATCTTCTGACTTCAATTCAGAAGAAGCAAGCTGTTTCTCAACGTCGGGATCAGCTTAAAGCCAAGTACCACCTCGACGGAGCTATATCATGAACCCACGTTTGAGAAAACTGTATGATCGGCGAACGGCTATTGCGAAGGAAGCTGATGCTATCCTCGCTAAAGCAGATGCCGAAGATCGTGAGCTGACAGACATTGAGTCGTCAGCAATCAAAGAGCGGACCGAAGAACTCGCTCATATTGATTCTCGAATCGGACTTGAGGAAGGACTTGCCAATGCATCGGCTTTTGGGGCTACTGGCAGTCGTGAACTTCGACCATTGAACGAACTTGATACTACTGTTGGTGGTACCCCAACCAATCGTCAACAAGGTTCGCAGTGGTCTGGTATTGGTGAATTCCTTGTTGCTGTTGTGCGTGCTGAATCACAAGGTGGACGGGGTCGTCTTGATCCTCGCCTTATCCAAGCTCCACTGGCTACTGGCACTGGTCTTAATGAAGAAACTCCCGCTGATGGTGGTTTCTTAGTCGAAAAAGACATGATGCAAGGTCTTCTTATGAAGGCTTTTGAAACTGGTATCTTGTCTCGACGTGTTCGTCGTTTCCAAATCGGGCCAGGCAAGAACGGACTCAAAATCAATTGTATTCAGGACGAAAGTCGAGCAACTGGAAGTCGCTTCGGTGGTATTCAGTGCTACTGGGTTGCAGAAGGCGGTCAACTGACTGCTTCTCGACCAAAGTTCCGCCCTTTGCAAATTGTCTTAAACAAACTCACAGCCTTGATGTATGCAACTGATGAGCTTCTTGAAGATGCTATCGCTCTTCAGAGTGTTGTCGAACAGGCATTTCCGGCTGAATTTGGTTTCACCCTCGACGATGCAATCTTCCAAGGTCTTGGTGGTCAGATTCCTCTCGGTTTCCAGAAAGCCCCTTGCCTGGTTACTGTGGCAAAAGAAGGTACACAAGCTGACACCACAGTGGTCTTCGAGAACATTACCAAAATGTATTCTCGCTTTTGGAGTCGATCCAAAGCTACTGGCAATGCAGCTTGGTTGATCAACCAAGATGTGATGCCTTCACTGATGAAGATGACTGTTGGTGGAACATCAACAGTTTTTGGCTTCCCAGTCTTTATTCCGCCAGGTGGATTGGCAAATTCACCTTTTGGTAGTTTGATGGGTCTTCCTGTGATCGAAATTGAACATGCTGCAACTCTCGGCAGCCTCGGTGACATTTCACTAGTCGACCTGACCGAATATGCCTTCATTGAAAAGGGTGGACTCAACATGGCTAACTCCATGCATGTTCGCTTCCTTTATGATGAAATGGCTTTCCGCTGGACTTACCGTTGCAATGGTCAGCCATTGTGGAATACTGTGTTGACTCCTTATCAGGGTTCGAACACGATTTCACCATTCGTGACTCTTGCTTCACGACCATAATTAACCTAATCGCCCACTTACTTCAAACCACTCGAACCTCTCGGAGATAGACATGGACCTTTATGGGAAAATTCACTGGCAGCCAGCCTTGATGAGCAAAGACTTGTCTGCTCAGGCTTGGACATCTGCCTGGGCCTTGTTGAAACTGTTCAACCATGTAGCTATTCACATTCTCAAAGCTGCTGGGGCCTCTGGTGAACCTCCAACATTTACCTTCCAACAAGGTAAAACGGTTTCAGGCAACAATGCCAAAGCTTTGAATTTCACAAAATACAAAATTCGTGATGCAGCTGATGTTACAACTGTCGGTACTTTCACCGAAACAGCTGTAGCATCTACCAATACGATTACTCCTGCTGCTGGGAATACCCAGGAGCATATTGTTGTGGAATTTGATGCACAAGACCTCGACTTCCAGAATGGTTTCAATGCTTTTAATGTAAGTATTGCAGATGTTGGCTCAACGGCTCAGTTGTGTTCAATCATGTATGAATTCAGTGAACCTCGTTACTCGTCCAATGTTAGTCCGATCGCGAACTAATGTTGGTCATTATCAATTTCGGTCCACAATCAGGGATGATTGTGGACTATCCGCCAGACTTAGCTGAGATGGAAATCATCTCTGGCCAAGTTAGCGAGGTTTCAAATGCTTCCGCAAAGATATGGTCTCATTCAAACGCAGGCGCCAACTCAGACCCCATTGACAATCGACGACCTGAAAAGACTCCTGCGAATTGATGGGCTAAATCAAGAAGATGACAATCTCACAGATTATCTGAACACAGCTATTGACTATGTTCAGACTCTATGTGGTTATCAATTTTGTACTGCGACTTTCGATTATTCAATGGATCGTTTTCCTCATGGTTATACAATGGAATTGCCAGTCTGGCCAATTCAATCTGTAACTAGTGTGCAGTATTATGATTTAGCAAATACACTTCAAACTCTTGATCCAACTTGGTATTGTGTCGACCTTAATGCTCGACCTGCTCGAATTATTCTCCTTGCACGTAAGTTTTATTGGCCATTTGTTAGTTATGACATCAAACCTACTGTACATGTCACATTTGTCGCGGGTCATACTGACCCAACTCTTTGTCCACCAATTGGAAAACAACTAATTAGATGGTTTGCTGGAGACCTATTCATTTATCGTTCTGATACAGTTAATGCTAGAATAAATAGACTGCCAAATGGTATCGGCACTCTGTTGACAACTCTTCGCGGAGGCATGTACTACTAATGGCTCGCACACACTCACAGAATGCTGATATCTCTTATGATAGCAATCCTTCATCAACTTATACAAAGTTAATTAATATAACCAAAATCCATTGCCCAGAGGCAGATTCTAAGGAAATTCAAGTTACTGACCTAGATTCATCAAATGATGCTGAAGAATTTATGCAAGGACTTATTAATGGTGGCACATGTCAAATTACTGGGCGATTTGACAGTGCCCAGTACAGTGCATTGTATACCATATTCAAAGCTCGCTCTACAAATCAACGAAACTGGCGAATTCGCTTCAAAGATGGTCTAAATGGTGTTATGACAAATGGTACTCAAATTGTCTTTGGAGCCTGGATTCAAAAAATGGGACCAGTTGTTGACCTTGATGCGGTCATTGAAAATACTATTACCTTGAAAGTTACTGGCATTATTTCCTTCACCCAAGCTGTACTTTCCTAATGATTGATGATCGCTTAATGGAAATTGCTGCAGCTAATGCTGAAGTTCAAACAGTCTTCGGCCAACGGATATTTCCGGAAGAAGCTCCACAGGAATTTACACAACCTTATTTAGTACTTACCGAATCAATGTATGAAGAATATGATGATTTAGA